TTACTAAGTATTTTGTAAACATGATTATATCCCAAACTTATTTTTTATGTATTGAATTACAATGTCATCAGCTTCAGATGTAATGCTTGGAAGTATACTTTCCATCATGTCGATTACAAATTTAGCTTGATTCTCATGGTCATCTTTTTTCCAAGTGGCTACTTCGATAGTTACACTTTCATGAATAAACTTAACTAAATTATACAGATATTGATTTTCTATTCTAAACATTTTTCTTTCTCCTCTTCTAATCGTTTTAAAAATTCCCTAGACTCTCTTTCCTGCTCATCGGTATTCGCTGGTAAGGTATTGCGTCTATCGTTATCGGATAGAACGCGTTGACCGTGTATTGTTTGTATTGTAAATTCCATTTACTTGTCACCTTGAAATGGATTTGTTACATCGGTAAAAGTTTTCATTGTAGATTGATTTAACTTAGCCTCAGCTTCTTTAATTAGTTTGATTCCTAAGTCGTATTGTGGAATAAGCTTTCTTTGAGCCATACCCGACTTCTTTGATTCCCATAATACCGATAAGGCTAATAGTGATTTACTTTTATCTAGGTCACTTTTAAGAATATCAGTAATCACACTGGAAACACGCTCAGACATTTTTTCTTCTTTGATTGACGTATATTTTGCATACCAAGCATTGATAGTAGTCTCTAGGCTTACAGGCTTATTAGTGTTATCTGATTTTTTAGGTTGTTCTACTTTTGGCAAAGTTTGTTTAGGCTGACTTTTTGTTTCTACTTTTTGGTTAGTTGTATCAATAGTATCATGGTCAGGGTCATCTTCGAATCCAAGAAAAAACACTTTACTCAGCATTGATTTAAAAGCAAATGTTTCCGCTTGACCTACTGCCTTGTCTGAAAAATCTTGAGACTCTCCACTTGTAATTGATGTTTCAAAAGTTCCATCAAACTTAGAGACTAACTTGTATTTGACTTTTACATTTGCAGTAGTAAGTCGCTTAGTGCTAATTTCGCCTTTATAGTTTTTTTCAATTACATCGACTTTGATTTCTTTCTCGATAGTCTCAGGAAAAATGCAAATTCCATTAGCCGCAATTATTTTTCTTGTATTGTCAATAATTGCATCAATAGAACGAAATGTCCATCCTTGTTGAATGTTCTTTGAATCTTTTCCGATAGCCGGTATTTCTGAAATAGATTTGTTTATTGCTTCATATATATTCATAATTTTTCAGCCTCATCTTGAATTGTCTTGATTGTCTTTTGAAGTCTTTCGAGTGCTTGCGATAGAATCAAATTAGCCTTAGCCGATTCCACTTTTGGAAATTCTACTAAAGATAATTGACTTGCTAATTCAAGAAGTTTTTCTTTGTCACCTGCTTGCAATTTTAAACTATTAGCTTCTTGCTTTGCTTGCAATTCTGCTTGCTCTTTTGCCATTGCTTTTCTTTTTTCTTCCCATTCTAATTCTGCACCTTTTTTAATTTCAGCAAGTTCTTTTTGGTAAGAAACTTCATCCATCTCAAGCATCTTGCCATAGTCACGAATGAAAACAATGTAAGGTTTTAATTCGGAATTTCTTTTTGCAAGTTTGTCTTTTTCTTTTTTTTCTTCTAAATTTTTCTTATCTAGTTCTTTTTGTTTTTCGATTGCTTCCAGTCTTAACTTTTCGTTTTCTGCTTTGATTCTTTCGTTCTCAATTCTTTCAACTTCGATTTTTTCAAGACGTTCTTTTTCAGCTTTTGCATCGGCTTCTTGCTTAGCGGCTAATTGCAATTTAGCACCGTTTAAAAGCTTGTCATAATCAGAGTCTTGCATAGTTCCTAAGTTTAAGCCTGTAGGAATAAATTCAATGTAAGGTTGAATTTCGGATTCTCTTTTTGCTTTCAATTCGAGAATTCTTTTTTGCTCTTGAATCTCTACAAACTTTTCTTGAAGTTCTAGATACTCCTCTAAAGGCTTGCATTCACTTTCAATTAGGTTGTAAGCATTTTGAACAGCCTTACCATATCGAGTAGAGTCTTCTTTTAACAGCTTACGGGTCTTATCCGCTTCTACTCTAATTTCTTTGATTGCAAGTCGAGTTTCTTTTGCAAGTTTCATTTCTCGTTTTTGGCTTGCATCGGTTACTGTTACATTTGCTTTTGACTTCCACTCGTGTAGCTGTTCAAAATATTCTGCAAACTTACTTTGAATAAGATTTGCCGTAATTGTTTCAACTCCAGTCTCGTTAATGACTTTCGTAAGTGGATTTTCTTGGATTGCTACTTCATTCATTTTATTAACCTCTTTATTTTTACAGAATTAAATAATACATATTATTTGTCAACTTCATAACGTAAAACTTTATTTGCCAGTTCGATATGATATGCAAGTGAAAACTCTATCTGATTAACATCGTCAATATACTTTTTGCAACTACTCGCATAATGACCATCTGATTTACCCTTAGCCACATAAGCCAAATACGTTTCAATTGTTTCCAAATTGCTAGTCCTCTTTTTGTGATTGTATTTATTCACTTTGTCAGCTTTTTTAAGTGCTTCATATAATGCGTTATTGCCTTTAAAGTGGTCGATACAAGTGCTGCCTACAATTTTTGTTTCACTACCTCGACTTACAAAATATCTATAAACAATCTGCTTTCCACATTCGCAATATCCACCTTTACTATCACAGTTGCCGGTATAAGTCCAGTCTGAGAAGTCGCCGAAAGCCCGTGCCATTTTTAAATCATATCTGCTCATTCAAATAACCTCTTGCACTTCTTAAAGATTCGGCTATCTGCCATCGCTTTTTTACAATGTAATCAAAGTATTGAATAGTATACGCATTAGCCGATTCAATCGTAAAAGGAATATTACCATTTTTATAAACTTGCTTATAGTAAAACAAATAAAGTGCTAGTCTCATTTTCCTTCCTTTTTTAATAGTATCCCATTCGATACTTCTATCATGTCGTTAATCCGAGCTACGATTTTTTCCTTGTCAGAAGTTGCAATCTGGTATGGCTTTAGATTATCCGTTACATTACGATAGTAGAAGAGTTCACGTATTTCTTCTCTCAATTCGTCAACTTCCATTTCGGAGGCTGACTTCTTGAATTTCTTAACAAGTTTTTTAGCGAGTATTGCAAGTTTTGATTTCACTTTTTAGCTCCTAATAATTTCATAATTGAATGAATCCCACATTTTGAGAGTGGTAATTTTTGACCTGTGATTGCATAAACAACTTCTTGACGTTGTTTTTTATTTGAGTCACCAGATAATGTATAGCAGTAGTCTACAATTTCACTATCTTTCATTTTAGATACTTTTTGTAAAATTGTTTCCATTATACTATACTCCTTAGCTTTTCGATAGTTGCAAGCTTTTCTGAATCTGTGAGATTGCCTGATTTTAACCGACTTGCGAGCGCATTGATAACACGCTCTTTGTCTCTAGTCTCCTTGTTTTGCTTCTTGCCGTGTTGACGTTTGTTCGAAAATTTCATTTCTTTGCTCCTGTTTTTAATAATTCATTTTCTTTTGATAAATTCACTATCTCAGTTTGAGTTTGTTTTTTTAAGAATGTATCAATCTCTACCAAATTACCTTTTGCGATATTCCTATCGTAAAAATCAATTCGTTTCATGAGTTGCAGAATTCGCTTATTGTTAGTGTTAATTTGATTTGTCATGTTCATAACCTCTATGATTATTAATATATATTAGTTAATAATACTGTCAAGCTATTATAAGATTTTTTTAGGCTGTAATCAAATTTTTTTATAAAAATAGTAGTGCTTTATACAGTGACAAATCACTCTTTTTAATTGTTTTTAACTATGTATTTATTAAGTAGAATGTGAAATTTTCTAGGAGATATTAAAAAAATGCCCTATCTCTAGGGCTAGTCAAGGGAAAGGAAATTAACAAATGAATAATAATTACTTTTTGCGATTCTTGAAAAGAGTCTCCGCGTTTATTTCTTTTATTTTGTAACCCTGCTTTTCGAGTTCTTTTTTTCGTTCAAGGTCTTTTTTTCTTTGACTATCTGAGTAGTGATAATGTCCCTGAATCTCATGTATCTCAGTGCCATTCACTAAGAAGTCAACTCTACGATTTCCAATTACTACCTGCTGAGAAAAATCTATATTAGCCTCTTGCAACTTTTTCTTGTATCGTCTTTCGCTTTCCGATTCACAAAACCATGTGCCAAGATAGTAATTGGATGCTTGTTTAATTTTGTCTTTTACTGAGTGCTTGTAACTCATTTTATTAAACTCCTTAAATATTCTATTTCTTGTTTTTGTGATTCTACAACTTTAATTAGTTGTATTAGATTTTCATAATTTTCATTAGCCAAGTCTAATAGCTCTTTAACTTCTTTCTCATCAAGTAGATGAGTATTGTTTATAAAAATTGATTCAAACATGTATGCAACCCGTATATGGCTAATGCGTATATGCCTATCTTTACAATAGGGAATCCAAATAATATCAGACCTTCGCCAAATATTCTCATGCTATTTTTAAAACCGTTTTGATTCCTGTCATGATGACACCTCGAAATAAATATATGATAGAACCAACTACAAGAGTAATAAACGTTATCCAAAACCATTTCTTAATAGCGCGCCAAGGTATTAATTCATTGAGCAAGTCTTTAATTATCAAATCTTTTTCTACTAAGGTCTCATTCAGACTAGCAATTTGCTTATCATATTTCTTAGATGTATCGACTAACGTATTTTCTAAATCTGAAATATTGCTGTCTTTTGATTTGATTGTATCTAGTGAATCCCTAATATAGTCTTTTGACTTTCGCATAGCATCTTGACATTCAAGCGACTTACAACCTTCCTTTCCAGTCTCAATTGCTTTTTCGGTTTGAGTAGCTTTATTCTGAATGTCGATTGTAGTTTGAGGAGTGCTTGAACATCTTAAACATAAAGCACAGATAACGGCTAATAGCAGTAAGTAAGGATTATCGTTCCAAAAATCAAAGAATGTCTCAATGTATCGCATAACGTCATTTTAATGCTATCTATATATAGTCAAGCACGAAATAGTCAATTAAATTTCTTGACAAAAAAATGCGTTAGTTGACAATAGGGATATGGTAAGCCAAGCGAAATCTTAATCGAGTAAAATGAATCGGGCAGGATTCGCTCTAATTAAGATTTCGTTTAGAATGTTATCTTAATTCTACTAAAAGAATAAGCAAGAAAAATTAATCCTTACAAGCCGAAATAATCAAATCTTGTCTTAGCTCTAAAATACGTTTATCCAATTTAGTTAATTTATCATCAATCATATACAGGCTTATGCATATAGCAACTAACGTTAAAAACCCGATGACTTTCATTTGTAGTATTTATCTAGCTCACTAAAATCAAGTAGCATATAGTAGTAAGATTTTTGTTTGCTTGCGTATAACGTTTCTTTAAATGTTTTCCAGTCTTGCGATTTCCAATCACCTCGTAGAACTTGACAACCTGCTGACCAACCATCAATCTTATCTGTATTACTACCAGCATGAATATCTACTCCTGTAGCATCTGTATAGATTTTCTTTTCATCGTTTATAAAATTTCGATTAGTATCGCGCCACCCTTCAAGGCTCCCAATACGTTTATAGTTATCGCCTAACGTCTTACCGTATAAGTTGAAAGCTTCATTTTTAAAATGTATTGCTCTTTGTGCAAGCCATAAACCATTATTCAAATGAAAGCATCCTTCTTTATTCATCGGGGATAACGTGTATTTTGTGCCAGCATCAACCGTGCCTTTAAATACTTGGCATTCGTCTTGATTTATAAATCCTATCGTATCGTCAAAGATGTTAATTGATTGCTTAGAATCACACAAATCATTTCCATCACCATCGGGCTTCGCACCTCGAATACCAAAAATAATATAATCCTTCGATAGAGGCAACTTATACTTATCTGCTAAGCATTGTGTTAATATTGCTTTCGTTCCCATTATGTAAACCTTCTAATTCCAAACTTTTCGAATATGCTACTTTCGATATATGAAATAAATCTCAAATGAATACTGTCTAGCATTCTTCTCTCATGTAGATTAAAATTAGCTAGAAATTCCGTATCGGTCATTTTTTGTTTCCAAGCATAGACAACAAAACCATAAATCTTTTCTAAGTTTTTATCTCTATCTGACAGCTTATGGATATATACCGCGCTTATTTTATGTTCTTCCAATATCACAAGTAAGGGACTATTAGTATCAATTTTTTTAATGTCATCGTATGTAAGAAATTTCCAATCGTATTCAGTGGAGAACACAAAGAACGAATTGAAATGAGAGCGTGACAAATGAGAAGGCATGAAAGATTTTGGCTTCCCATTTAATCGGATAACATGGATTTTCTCATCACTCGCATAGGAAAAATATTTTCCATTATAACATCGTATCAATCCATATGAATCGGCTTTAATTCTGCCTTGTAATTCCAAACAATCAGAATTAATTTCAGATATACGCTTATTAGCCTCTCGCAAAAATCCAAGCCCTACATAATCAAAAAACCTATTGATTTCATTTCTGAGAATTACTACAAGTATTCCTACAATTATAGAAATAGAGTATCCAAATATTTCGCCAATAAATCGCATAACGCTTTTTATTGTGTGTTCATTTAGTTTCGGTAATTCCATTATGAATTGTCATAGCCTCTTATTTTTCGTATGTAATTTTCTATTTCGCTTATTGATATGTCAAGGATAATACTAATTAGGCTTAACATCTTTCTTTCGTTTTCTTTTCGCTTATTGAATGGAATTAAGAAATTGCACTTGCGTATGAATTTGTATCTTTCCTCTTTGCAAATTAATTCTAGAGAGTAATAAATATTATCCTGTAAATTGTCATTGTCGTAAAATCTCTCATGTTCTATTAGTTCTTTCGATATGTTCTTATCGTCAATATGAGAGTCACAAGTTTTATAATTCATTTTAAATTCTCATTGTAAGCATTGCACTCATCATCAATTTTGACTTCATCGTTTTCATGGAAATAATAATTGTAAGCCCTAGCGCTGTCAACATGATTTTTGTCTGTTTTAATAAATATCATTTCGTTATGAATAAACATTTCTTTATTTTTAATTTCAGAAAATTTCATTTCTTGTTTTTAAGGTAACTCCAAAGTATGTGCAATAAATAATTTGCATGTATGACAACCAATGCCATAAATATAGTATTGCCAAACATTATGAATTGTAGCGTTGAATATGTAGTCAGTAAATACAAGTTAATTTCTTTCACGGTGTTTAACTCTGGACTATTTTTAGAAAATATAATAAAGGGGCTAATGACTAACGCATACAGTAATACAATCGTATTAAAAATCTTGAACTTATCATGCAAAAAATACATGAGAGTCTCTTGCCAAGTGCTAGGGAGTATAATGTGAGAATCCGTATCGACCGCTTCAATTTTCTTTGGTGGCATTCAATGACCTCATATACTCATTAGTAGTTAAAAACGCTTCATATTCTTTGTATGCATCTTTGTCGAATAGAGCAACTAACGTTTTTAGGATTATCTCTTCATCGGATACATCGGTTATATACATTTCTTTTTTGATTGTATCTACGCGAATAATCATTAATAGCCTATAACTTTTGCTTTTGTGCGTTTAGCTTCATTCAATAGTTTATCGTATTCGATAATACCTTTACCTGCAAAATGAACACCGTCACTCGAATAATCTATCTTAGGGAATACGCCAAATAAACCTGCGAAATGTTTTTCTAGTATTACTAAGCACGAATTTGAGTCAGTGTTTACAAGGCTTAGAAGATGGCTTGTAAATTCAATCTTTACAGTGTTTACATAAACATCGTATACAGGTGGCAATCCACCTAATATAATTTTTGCATTAGGATATAATGACCTAGCTAGTTTGAATGTTCTAGTTGCATGGTCTTTGACTACTTGAATATCGTAGTAAGACAATAGCTCATTACCAAAGCATTCGATAATAAGATATTCAGGATTAACTTCTTGCAATGACTGGAAAGTATCTTTAAGAATTGCATCATAGAAGGATGAACCTTGACCGGCTAGTGCAAGATTTAAACGCTTATCTACACAGGTTAATTCTTTGCGTGTGAAATCAGATAATGAATCACCTATCAAAACTGTTCTATCAGTGAATGGCTTAACGTTCTTATATTCCGAAATCCAGTCTAATCTTTTTTTAAGTTCATTTGCATAATTAGGGGTTAACGGGTATTCGCCTTGTTTTGGTTGAACGTCAATCAATGACACCCACTTAGCAATAGAAATATCTTTCATCTTTTTTTGGCTACTCTCTATTAGCCGTCTATTTCTGTAAGCATCATATAGAATATAAGCTCTTGTTAATGTATTCATTCACTTACCTCGATAGCTTGACTACCTTTGAATCTTTCTTTTGTATTATTCACTAATCGCTTCCCGTATGTTTCGTCTAACTTCAAATATTCGATTCCATTATATTTGAAAACTGTTTTAGGTTTTACTTCTTTGAATTTATAGTAACTCATATTCAAAAACCTTTATGTAGTTAATTGCTTCTTGCTCAGTCTCAAACTTTTGCAAAAACTCACCGTCCTCATTCAATAGCAGATAATCCTTATTAGGCTTTAAAACTGTTATCGAACCTTGAAACATTCCTAGAATATTCCAAGCAATGTTAGCAAGGGAATCTTGTTTTGTAATTAATCTTACTTTCATTTTAACCCGTATATTAATTTAGATTTTTTATCAAACTCTGTATAAAATGTTTCAATCATCAATTTATAAAGTAAATTTTTCTTTGCATTAGTTAGTGGTATTTTATTATTATCCGATGAAATCCAATATACAATTCTATCATCGTCTTTAGCTTCATACAATCTTGACCGGCTAATGTCGTCGTATTGAAATTTATTCCCTTCGAAATCAATGCCTACTTTGCTACACTGCCTATCGAATTCAGCATTGATTTCATTTACTTGTTTTTTCTTTTCAATTTCAGCAAATTTATTTATATCAATGACAGGCTTGCCTGTTGTATCAAATCCAACAAAGTATTTTACATCTTCATCTGATAGGTTAATTGTTGTTAGCCCTTTAATTGGTATAGGGCTTGTGATTAGTTTATTTTCTTTTTTGTAGTAATACATTTTTAATTTTCCTCGAATGAGATTTCTATGTTTCTTAAATTTGCGCTACCGAATGGAATAGATGAAACATTGAAAACAAAGTAGTCATTTTTTTGCACAGGGATATAAAAACAAAATGGAGTTGAGCTATTTATTAGAGTCGCATTGCTAGTAGTTAAATCAAAAAAGTCAGGATAGTAACTAGCCCCATTTTTGTTTAGATTTACGCTTGTTCCGCTTCCGCTCGAAACTGATATACTTCCGCCTATTCGTAATTTGCCCACATTTTGGGACGTTATGCGAAAACCTTCGCTATCAGTTGTTCCTGCTCCGTTATCAACTACCGATATATTAGTGCCTCTGGATTTATCAAAACTTGCAGTAAATTGTAATCTTGAACCTACTGAGCTTGCACCATCCCCAGCATTTCCCGAATAATAATAATCATCATTTTTTCTTTTGCCGATACCATATGCGATAGTTTCCAGAATATCAGTTCCATCAAAATACAAAACTCCGATTATTCTTTTAGTCGTATTAACCGTTGAATAATATCCATTAGCCGATGTATTGAAAACAGGTGAAGGAGTATACTGAGTAGTATCTGCCGTGATTTCGGCTACAGGGATTGTTTCTACTGTTATTACTCCTAGTGAGCTAACAACGATATAACGCCACCCCGCTACACCTGTGACTGTCAACGTGCTACTAGGTATTGATACAACATGTTCATTCACATGTGCAACGCTATACACAGTTAAAACATCACCTGTAAAAGTAAGCCTTGACTGTAAATATCCTATAGTAGTTAATTCGATTTCGCTCAAATAATCACTGACTGGAATCATCTTATAGAGAGTAACGCTTGTTCCACTTACTTCAAAAGGAATATACAAAATAAATTGATTGTCACTTGTAACCGATTGAACTTGACTTGCTAACCCTGACGATGTGAATACTACTTCATTTGCTCGTAACTCATCGCCTGTCAATAAATCGCCACCAGTTCCATTTATGGAAGTGTTGTTTGCAGCAAATGTCCATGAGCCTGTTAATGCAACTTTTTTGTAAACAGGGTTAGTTGAACGTCTAGAACCACTAGCGCCTAACGCTAACATAACACCACTCGAAAAACCTAATGCCTTTGCGAGCGTTCGTCTTTTGTCTGTATTGCCAAGTCCAGTTGTAATATTCAGTGATGTTAATAGGTTGTTACTATCTTCATACGATATTAACTCGATAGGCATATCATTTAAATACGGATTGACCTCTCTATTTTGAGAGCTTACCGTTTCGTTTATTTTCACATATGCATTTAGATTTGAAGACATTTAATTTTCTCCTATATAATTTGTCGCAATGGTTCAAAGTATTCGTCTAGTCCATCGGTAATAATTTCGCCAATGAAACATACGAACATCATTTGATTAATCCCTGCTAATAATAATTCCAATTTATCAAGCATAACACTCGTTATCCCTACTCCGTTTAAGTCTATCAATATATACCCATTCCTGACAGGTGTCAAATCTGCTGAATCGTATGATTGTATTGTATCTACTTGCATTGAGACTTGTTCAATAGGGCTTTCTTCTATTATAAATCCTGTAGTCGAATCAAGAGATAAATTAATATAATCCGCTACCATGTAGTCTTTCCATTCAATAATACTTTTTTCAATTTGAAAATAACGCTGTAGAATATTGCCGTGCCAAATTCTAGAATCACCACCTGTGATGTCATCTATTAAAGGTTTCCACAATGAGAATACAAGCGGTTTACGTTGAATAGTCGGCATTGATTTTAAAACCTTTCGGAGTTCTACAACGTCACCATGATATTTATAAATAGCACCTGTAGAATCTGCTAATTGTGTAGGAAAATTAGTAATGTCAGGTCTTAATGAATAACGTAAAGTTTTTATCTTTAGCGCATAATCATTATAATACGCTTTAAGCTTTGTCATTAAACTAAGCCAATCCGAATCATCATTCAGAGGCTTAGGTAATAATAAATCAGTATCTCTAAGCAAGTGAGAACCCCACAGATACAGGCTGTATAACTCCACCAAAAGAAACGGTAGGCGCACTACCAAAGCTTGTAATTGTCACGTATTGAATCCCATCTACATACGACATACAAGCACTCGTTATGTCATTCGGTCGAATAGTCTCACCCATATTTATGAAAGGAACATTGTCTAATATTTTTTTTATTTGAACGCCGTCTGTAGCGTATGAATACGAATACCCTAAAAGAGTAGACATTAGAGAATTGATAATCGTAATCGTTGCTTCTATCCCATTAGATTTGTAATATTGATAAATATAAAACGATAATTCGTATGAACGATAGTAAGCACAAAAAGTAAGAAACTTGTAAATGTCAGTTGCGACATACCCACTTTTAATTTCATACGAACCTGCAATCGTCAAGCTTACATAATTAGGGTCATATACATTAATAGTTACTTGCTCAAATGATGAGCGGCTAATAAGGAAATTCTTAACATTTTGTTTTAGTGTGTTACTAGGATAACCACCACCATTAGGAATAATAAATACATCGGATTTTAGAATACCAGTTGACGCGCATTGTGCTTGTAATACTCCACTTACTTCTAAGGCTAATGACCTTCCACTTACAGCGTCCCAAAACATATCATGTGTTCTGCTCATTAAAGGGACTTTGACTTTTGCCTGTTCTAACAATTCAGGCTCAGCCCCACCTGTAGCGCCTAACGCATTTGAACACGTTAAAACATTCGAGTCTCCACCTGTATAAATCGTAATTGTATTTGCATCTACATTTGATACATCACCGCCGCCTGTTGCATAATTAGCAGTAATCGCAATTCCTACAGGCTCTATTAATCCATACTGCTCACCACTAATTGAGTCAATAAAAGGCATAGTAATATAAGAAGTTCTATCACTTCTAAATGAGTGAATAAATACTTTGGCTAAGGGGTCATTGTAGAAAGCAAATGAATCGACCGCCGTAAATAAATCACTTCCAATAGTTAAAACAATAGTCTCAGTTAAAATGTCTTTATCTGGTAAATCAATTATTTGTAATGATTGACCTGTAGTTAATCCAAGTGATACGTTAGTCACTGTCTTTTGTTGATAAGTTTGAACTATACCGCTTGTTTGACCCATTGGAATTGTTATAGATGTTCTAGACTCAAATTGTAATTGTGGTTTATCTTGACTTGCCGCTGTCATAAATACTAATGAACTAGCTGGTAGAGTATAACTGCTAGTAGCCGTCGCAGTGGGGTTAATTGTAAAATCTTCAAATACACTAGATGTAATATTCCCTTTAAGAGTATAATCATTGAGTTTAAATAATTCAGTCCCTATATCCAAAGCTTGAACAGTAGAAATAAAAAACTGATTCACTAAAATATTAATCATAGTGGATAACGCTGCAAATACACCCGCGAACATACTCTTAATAAAAAACGGTTTATCACTTGTTAATGAGTCACTGTTCAAATCATTAATAATATCCGTGTATGTCCTAGATATATATCTAATCGGGTTGTTCATATATTTTGAGTCACCATTGTATTATCTAAAATTCTAATATACGAAAAACTAGCGTCCATGTTTCGTTTCTTCTTGTTCTCATCGTAACCGACTTCAATTAAATCAAAATCGCTTGCAACTTGCCTTTCTGGTAAACTGTTTAGTGAATAATTGTTAATAGCCAACAGGATTGACAAAGTGGATTGCACTTGGGTATTTAATGTCATTGGATTAGCTTGTAACTGTTCAAGTATAGTTCCGCTTTCTCTTAAAAAAGGAATCGAATTAAATGGAGTCATAACGTCAAGCATGACACCTGCATCGGTTTCTCTTGCGTAATCGCTACCCCAATTATTTAATAGTGACATTGGAAAAATACTCACTCGTAAAATTTAGTATATCGCCTAACGTTGTCAAGCTATTTTTCATTCTATAGAACCCGTATTAGTGTTCTGAGAATTAACCGGCGCTCCCATATTACCTGTTCCTGTAGATGATAAAGTTCCTGCTTTAACACCCGCATTGTCTTGAATCTCTTTTACGATTTCCTTTGCAATTGCAGTCCATACTATGACATCATTCGCTTTCATAGGCTTAGGTAAAGCGGCTAACGTTGTAGCTATTGCACTTCCAAGTCTTGTAAAATCTAAAGCCATACCTAAGCCCCTGTATTTGGTTTCGGAGTAGGGGTTACTGTATCGAACCCCGTTACCGTTGTTATATGAGTGTGAGTCACTAGCTCGTAAGTTATCGAACCGTTAGAAACAAATATTCCACTAGCATTAATGTCTATGTAGTAACTACCTCGTTTCAATTTAATTCTATCTTTGTTGTATTCGATTTTTACATCGTTATTCTCTATTTTAATATCATCTTTGTCAATTGTAATTTTACTATCGCCTACTTCATGAGTAAACATTTTTTTAGATGTATCGTATGAGATAGCGGCTAACTTATCACTTGTTTCTTTTTGATATTCAAATAATACCTTGTTATTATCTCCACTCTTTTTAGGCTTATAGTATATAGCGTCTAACGTATCGTAAATCATAATAGACGGGTTACCGTTAAAATATCTTACTAGAACGTAATCGCCTTTGTCAGGTGGATATTGAGAATAAAATATATTAGCAGGTCGAACAGGCACCCAACTACTAGAATCTGTTTCGTCAGAAGGGTTAATTTGATTACTCCACACTTGAATAAACCCCTTAGTATCGGTATCAGTAGAAACGCTTTTAACTTTTGCTGAATACGTTTTGTAGTATTTCAATTCATCGTTTACGACATACTTAATTTGATTGTAAAGGTCATCGGGTAGATTTTCGTAGCTCATCGTTTAAGGGTCAACTTTTGAGTAACCCCGCCTCCTGAATGTTCCCATGATATTTTACTAATTCGATAGTAAGACGTTTTATTTTTATTTACTCTAGTTGAAAAAGTTTGAGGTATTAAGCTTTGAGTAGTCTCATCCTTAGCGCCTAACCAACATAAGTCGCCAATTTGATATAACGGGTTAGGAACTACTGTGATACTATATTCTTGACCTCCACCTTCGGGTGCAGTCTGAAAAGTTTTTAATTCAAAGAATTGTTTCAAATCATACTTCTTTCCATTGACTGTAATTGATTTAAAATTACCCGTTGTTTCGTCCTTGAAGTCCTCATAGTTTAAAGCTACAATTGCTTTTGTTACGTCAGTCTGGTCTTTAGTATTTAAACTTTTTACTTTTGCCTTTACAGTGGTGTCATTCAATACCCATTCTTGTGTAGTCTCTACACCCTGAGGGCTAAAGGCTAATCCCTGTTTGCCATCGGGTTGAGTGACTGGAAAAGCAATACTTCCACTCGTCCCTTGGTTCTGTGTTCCACTTCCATCTAAAATGTTAGAAAATTTATTTCCTGAATCGAAGTAGTGGTAAACACCTTTTAGCCCTCGCTTATCCGATGTATTAATTTTACCTTCGTCTTCCCACCCTACGAATAAAACTTTTTGCTGAAAGCCTGCGTAGAATATAGTAAATTTACAATTATATAGAATAGCTAATCGTCTTAAAAATTCCATAGGAGTTTCAAAGTTTTGCAAGATTGGATTTTTCTTAGAAGCGGTTAATGGTAAACGGTTAGTTTGATTAACTTGGAAAAACAAATCTTTTTCAGGATTAAAATTATTACCTAGTAAATCAGTGCAAGTATTTGATACAATTGTTTTCAACGGCTCATCGTTGTTATACGTTACTGAGTTTTTTCCTTTGCCATTTGGATAACCACCACGCAAAGAGACATTCCATACTAACCCGTTATTATTTACTGAGTGACTTGAACTCGTGATAAAGCATTGTAAGCCATTAGCCCCGCCTCTATAAAATTCAGTATTGCTATCATATCCTATTTCGTTCTTATCTGCAAATGACAAAACTTTTTGAAGGTATTTAATATCTTTATGAACACCCCATTTGATAGTCATCTTTTGCCCGTTACGAAATGACAAAGCATACATATTAAATAAATCTAATATACTCAATGTAGCTGTTAACGTTCCAAATTCTTCTTCTTCAATCGACAACGACAATACAGCTTGATTAGTAAATCCTGTAGCACTAAATGAACTTTTGATATTAGCCATTAAGTCACTACCAAAAGTTAAAATAGGAGTTTGTGTAGGTTTACCGCTTGCATCTAATACAGCTTTCTTGACCTCGAAAAAATATGTATCTAACTCTGGTTGAACTATCATACAGGTATATTAAGAAAATTAATTTTAGAAATATCCATTTGATATTCTACGAATGTGCCTGCGTTTTGCTCACACAATTTTAAAACCTCTTCGTAATCGCCTAACTCATCTCGTGCAATTAAATCTACATCTCTGAGGTTAACATTGACTTGCCTATCAACTATACCTTGTGTAATAAAATGAATTGACTTAGTAGATACAATACTTCCATCGGTTGTATCCAAAAAAGATTCAGTAGGAACATTGATAAATTCAAACATTATGGTAAAGGTTTCCTTGTAGAGTTTCTAACCATAGCATATTGACTACCGGCTAATTGCACGTATTTCCACATTTGGTATAATGAATTATTCTCAATGTATTGCAGTGTCAAATCGACATACGAAAAAGAAGCCGTTCCATATTTTGGAATAAAGTGGTCTCTTACATTTGTAATATCACAAGATTTTACTAGACATGGAAGTGGAGGTCTATTCGTATATCCATACCAAATCACTACAGGGTTTCGGCTAAAAGTATTTTTGGTTTGACCTATCGGAGTTTGTTGAGTTCTCAATCTTTCAAAAGCCATTATTTCAGGAGTGTTACCAAATTGTTTATCTGTTTTATTTACTACGGGTAATCGAACACTAAACGTTGTATTTCCGTTCAATACATAATTAGTAGGCACATAGTCTAAACCTGCAACTTGATAATCTGTGTAATTAATTGCCTTGCTTGTTTTTATATCGCCTTCTGGCAAGAATCGACTACTAATCAAAGTGGTATTAAGAACGTTAAGTGCACCCATATCAACGTTAGCAGGTAATATCATTATCCACCAATTAGTCTTTTTAGGAAATTTCATTATTGAAACCTCGCATAACTCTCTCTAAGTTCTTGTTTGAAATCGGGTTTAGTATTTAACAGTGATTTAACTTTGTTCACTATTTCTTCCACATTACCACCATTAACCGTAAAATTAAATTGTCTACTATCGACATACTGACTACTAGATGAACCGTTAGCCGCACTACCTACAGTTTGAATTTTGTTTAATGCTTTAGGTTGTATTTGGTTGTTAGGAATTATTTCACCGTCTTGTTTAGGTGTAAATATTTCAGCACCTTTTTCACCGACTATATATGATTTGCCTCTAAGAACTTCGCCACCTTCTGCTTTAAAACCATCTACCGCATTCGAAACAAAACCAGTAGCCGCTTGACCTTGTTCCATTAGCCAAGCAATCGCTTTACCGCCTTTAGATTCTTTTAAATAAGACCATGCATCATTGACACCATTAGAAATTGCATCAGATATTTGTTTTTTTAAATTCTTGCCTATGTTAAAAGCATTTTCAAAAGTATTCCCGATACTACTTTTTAATTCGTTTATAGATTCTTTTACTGATTTCCCAAATTCTTTTATTTTAAAAACCATTCTATCAATTTTGTTAGGAATATCCATGAACCATCCAGCTAAATCTTTTACTGCAACTATTGACCAATTTATAGCCATTGCCAATAGCTCTACTGTTTTTATCACTGCTCTAAATGGTGCTAATATGAATTCGCCTATAAACTTTCCAGTTTCCTTAAAACCTTTCTGAATGGTTTTGTTTTCTTTGCCACCTGTTAATCCAAGATTTTTAAATATATCACCTATCTCAGTCAATGCATATCCAAATTCATCGAATAATGTAAACAACCCTTCACTACCAAGTAACCCCTCTTTAAATCCGTCAAGAAATGGGCTTATCGAATTTTTCCAAATAGTGCCAAACATATCACCTAAGAATTCCATAACACCTTCGAGTTTAACTTCCAAGAATGCAATAATAAACGCTACTTTAAGAGAAAATAATTGAACGTAGCCTAAAAACTTTTGCATAGTCATTTGCCCGCCGCCTATCGCTTTTTGAAAAGCACCGTAAAACTTTTTAAATAGATTTAATACCGCGCTCGCAGCCATAGACATTAATCTAAATGCTTGAACAAAAGTAGTCCCTAACTGAACAAAAACAATTCTATTTTTGCTCACCCATTGAAATATGTTCATTATGATAGGATATACTTCTTGCGCAAGAGGCATAAATAAATTTCGAGTGATAGTATCGCCCATTGATTCTATTGCTTGACCTATTGCTGGTAATGCTTTTTGTATACCGGCTAATGCACCGTATGCCACACCTACAGCCGCGCCGACTCCAATCATTGCTTTACTTGCTAATCCCATACCACCACTATCTTCTTTAGGCTTAGGTTGTTCTTTGGCAGGCTTACCGGCTTTCTTATCTAATACTGCTCTTTGTTTTTCTAATTCAATTAATCTTTTTTGAGTAGCGAAATATTCTTTACTTCCTACTACTTGTTTGTTTAAAAGTTTTGTATAAGCGTCAACGCGTGAATTTAGTTTGTCGTATGTTAGAACTTGTGTTTTTAAATTGTTTGCAAAAATAGAACTTTGTGCTTGAGACTTTTTAGAGCTTTCGCCGATGTTAAAAAATCCCTTAGCCAAATCTAATTGTGCCTTGATAGATTTACTTACATTAAATACCGACTCAACTGCTACCTGTTCCATTTTCTTTTAATCTCTCTTGATGTTGCCTAACGTCTTCAATAAAACTTTCATACTCTAACCATTCCATTTGCAAGAGTTCTTGTCTTGATATACTTCCATGAGTAATTTCACATATCGCAAGATACTCTTTGTTAAACGCTTCTAAATCAAAATCAAGGCATTGAATATATTTACAAATCCAATCCCATTTAAAACCCTCAGTATCAAATACAATTAAACGCCCGCCCTCACTGAGGATGGAAGCAGACCTGAGGCGAAAAAACTTGCGAAAGAATAAATTTGGTCATACTCATTTTTACAATTACTACACGTATGAGAAAAGTATGGTTTCAATCCATAAGTATGTAAACCGATTTGAATTCTCTCAAAATACTTATCCCATGCAAACGACAATAAACCACCTTCGACAAATCGGTATTTTGCGATAAACTGCTTCATATCTTCTATGTCATCGGTTTCACCAGATTCTAAAATAATTTCACTTGGCGAATAATCGACGTTATCTATTAGCGAGTAGTAAAGCTTATTGTTAAAATCATCATCATCTTTTGCCTTAGCCGCCGCTTTTAGCATATCGTCTAACGTAGGATGTCTAAATGTAATCGCATTGATTTGTAATTTAATGGCAGTATACTTTTTTAAATACTTTGTCCATTCTGTATACTCATCTAAATACTCTTCGTCAATGTCTCGAATCTCATCTAACAGTTGTTTTTGCGTATACGGTCTTAGAGTAAAATAGCTTTCTTCATACTCACTATAAGAACGTTTTAACTCAATGCTTTTCAGGTTGATTCGCGTATCGCCGTCTTTTGTATCTGCAAATTGATGAACACTTTTACAAATAGGGCATAGCCCGTTCATTGTCATAAAGGGGCTAATAGCATTCATTCGCATTAATTCAAATACGATATACTCACAATCGACGTAAGGAAGTTTTTTTACATCCTCATACCCGATTGCTTGACCGTCAATTTTTTCAATTCCATTTTTCAATAGCTCATACATCGCATGAAATATACGAGCGCCTTTCACTTCTTTTTTAGCTTCAATTATTCCAAGTGGATTTAATTTAATATCCACTTGTTTATTCGATAATGGTAATGTAAAAGTTTTCATGCTCTTCTAAATGTAGCAGGCTTATGATTAATCGCTACTGTAATTTTTGCAGCATTAGGGCTTTCTTTTGTTCCTGCAGGTTCTTTGCAAGTGGTTACACCGCATAAACCGTAATCCCAATTTCCTACTACTGAACTTGGGTTAAACGGGTCGCCTAACGCATCGGTTTCAATAACGTTGACTTGATGGTATTCGTTTTTGTCTCGCCAAGGATACAAGAAAGTATCCGCACTTGTGGCAATGTCTTTCGTTTTGTTAAACGTAAATTCACTAACACCCGCTCTTATCATTCCTGTTCGAATTGGGAAAATATATTTATCATCATTGGCTATGTCAGTAGTCAACATTTCTTGACTCACCTCAGGCCACTCAATTAAATCGGATAACACAATATTACCGTCAACTACAAAGAACTTATGCACTGCATAATAATTTGACATTTTTGTAGACATTTATAAACTCCTTATTGTAGGCTAATGCCTATTCGACTCGTGATTAAAATTTCATCCAATAGTGAATACGTAGCGTATTGGATAATAACATCTGCTTTACCTGTTGCTAATTTTGGTAGGCTATTCAATGTTATGTCATCGCTTATCACTTTGGTAACATCAAAGAAATTTGCAGGGTCTCCATTATCTAGAACGTCGATGAAAGCGCCGTCACCTTGACTCTGTGCAATCACAAACGGGTCAAGAGTTCCATCGAACATTGGTTTTAATAAACCATATTCAAGTTGAGTTCTCATGAACTTTAATTCTCTGAACTTAGCAGGTTTATTTTCAGACGTTCTTAGATTATCCTCAGCTGTGAATTTAATAATTTGGTCTAAGACAAATCTGTGTAAGTCGCGCGTTCTAACATCATCGCTAGGACTTCTAAAGTTACGCAAGATTATCCCGTAACCGCTTACAAAGTTCATGATATTAATACCGGCATTAAACAGTGTAGTTCTTACTGTATCATTCCAAGAATCCTCGTAGATAGTTTCGCTACCTGTAAAGTATGTGAAAGGATAAGCATACTCACTTACAGCATGATGAGCTTGACCGCTATAAATTACGTTAATCCATTTACCAATTACTCCGCCATATGTAGGAATTTTTTTAAGATTACCAATCGGGTCAGATACATAACGATAGCCATAAAATAATCCTATGCGTTTCCATCCTACACGAATCACATAGTCTTGACCGTATGCTTTTAAAGATTGCCAATCATCGGCGAAGTCTGGTAGTTGACCTGTGTATAGTGGAAAATCTAACCGCCCTGCAACCCATCCCGCAAAAGATTGATGAACAGCCGTTAGAGTTGTATCTGTAGTAATAAAAAAACAAAGTCTGTCGAGGTCATCGAAATCAGATTGCATATTTGTCCAGTCACTTGTAGTTGAAGGAGCTGCACCATCTAAACCACCTGCCAAAAACACAGGGGTTGTAATATCGGCAGGATTTCTTTTGTAAAACGTAGTTGCACTATTTGTAGAAGCACCTGCAAAAAGTGGATGAGCTGCTAGAACATTATTCACATAATAGTCAGTAGCCTCACTTTCCATTGACAGATATTTATCATTCATTGCAGTATCGACTTTTGTAATTTGACCGCGATAATCTTTAAACCATGACGTGATTTTAAAATTCATTACGTTTACAGCATCACTAACTGCTAAAGCTGGCATTGTTCCTTGTGGTGTTCCTGTAAGTGTATTAGTTGCCTCATTGATAGCAGTAACTTTAAACCCGTAGTCCACACTTGAATGAGTTATTTTTAACTGGTCACCCACTACAATTCCTATTACGCTATTAAGCACAATAGAAGTAGGAGCAGCGCCCGTAATCGCTGTAATTGAATACGTTAGTCGCGATACGTTAGTGATTGTGTAACCAATCTTATTATCGTAAACACCAAATGAAGGCTGACCTCTATAAGCTGCGGATAATGTCAATGTAGAAAGAGCAGTTCCGGCTTGGTCAAGTAGAGTAGAACTAGCAGTAGCCGCTCCAGAACCTTTGAAAGATTTGAACTTAAATTTAATAGACTTAGGGCTAGCTTTTTCGATTGCATCGTTTAAGATATACCATCCTAGCTTGCCTGCTTGAGGCTCTGCACCGATTAAATAATCTCTATCAATTTCCCCGTCAAGAATCATAACCTTATCAAAGATTCGATTGAATCTACCAATCGCACCAACAATGTTCATCGGGCTTGCGACTATTGCAGTGTTGCCAATTGGTTGTCCTGTTTGCGAATGAACGCCTAGTAAATCAGCCATTATAATACCACCTTGTATTTGCCATTAGCTACACGAGACTTAAACAATTTATTCTCTTGTATCTCAAATGGGATATTTTTATTTTCACCTATAAATAAATGCGTTATGCGCTCACCTAATAGATAATCGTGAGTATCCTGTGTGCTATTAAACACAGATATAGATTTTACTGTATTTGTGTTGTTATCGTTGTCTGTAAGTTGTTCTTTACTGTCTTTATTTGCCATTCATAAACTCCTGTTTCAACCTCTAAGGTTAATCCTAATTCGCCTGTTTCATCGCCGAAATCAGAATCTTGTTTTTGATTTCGGGTTGTATATATCACATAACGTCTACCATTCCAAAACATGTATTCGTTATTACCCGCTACACTTTGGAAAATTCTGGCAATCAATTCTTTTGTTTCTAATGACCTATACAATCCATGAAGCATAGGTTTAAACAAATATTGACCTGAAAATGTGCGATAATAATAATTCTTTGGGCTTGAATTGTCAATACAAATTAAGTCGCAACGCTTAAAAGTTTGACTTAAAATTGTAGTAGCATCGAACCCACCTTCAATAGACAAAGCAGGTGTAACCCCTTCTCTTTGTTTAGGATTTACTAATATAGGTATTTCCAAATAAACATTTTCATTTGTCCAGTTATTCAGTATAGTCGCCCCGTCAAACATTTGTCCGAATTGATATGAAACTGTATTGTCCTTATTGATTGTATGACCTAATATTTGGTGAACTTCGCTACCTATTCGAATACAGGATTGACGCTCTGCAAATTTAGGAACTTGATTTACAGTCAATGTTTTACTGCCTGAAATCACTGTAGATGTTCCAAGTAGAATAGATGTAGGAACTAACGTCTTTACATACTCACCTATGCCAATATTAATGTCATAAGGCAATTCGTCTTTACATGCTACGAGGTCATTTAGTATGAGAGTGCAAGCGGTTAACGTTCTTATCTCTACTTTGTCGATAGTCGTATATGGATTGTAAAACAAATACTCATCGGGCTTATCGCTTGTGATTGTAAAAAAATATTCTACTGAGTTTGAACCAGAATAGAATTTGATAAATAGTGAATCACTTGGATAGGTTGACAAATTATTATAATTTACCGTTATGTAAAATGTATCACTGCCTGTCACGTCGATAGGCGCTACAGGAACAAATGTCATTACCCCATTATCAATAAAATCAACTTGCACTTGACCTTTAAAAGTGTATCGGTCGAATTTATCATACTCTATATCGGTTAACGTTCCGTTTACGATAGTCCAGTTAGCACTTAGATTAAGTTTATCAATTTGATATTTCATTTTGATAACCCTGTCTTAATCGCTTTCTCGAAATTCTGATTAGTAGATTTAAACTTATCGCTTTTGATATAACGTGTATATGCCTTTTTTAATGGGTGCCTATCGGGTATTCTTAATATGCCATGACCTAAAGCGATTTTCCACCATGCATTGAACGCCGTCCGCATTCTTTGAGTTATTGAAATCTTAGCGCCTGTTAATTCGTGAATCGTCCATAGTCGTTTCCAACTTATACGCGATACCTTCCCACTAGGTGAGCGGTTAATAGCCATTGCACTATCGGGTTGTAATTTAAACTTACCACCTTCTTTGACAATCTCTAAGTGTGCGATTAATCCACCTTTGCCTACTAAAGGACTTGACGGTAAAGATTGACCTCTTGCCTTTCTAATCTTTTTAGTCAACTCGCTTAAAGGTTGCAAACTGAAATTATTCTTTCTAAGTCCAGTGTTTAAAACTTCTTTGATATTGACTAGATGATACTTCGCCGCTTTTATGCTAGCATCATTCCATAATTTTTTGTTAGATGTATAACGTTTTCCTAATGCCTCGAAGGTCATATAACCTCCGTGCAAGCAATCACCACGTAACGATAGAACTCTTTTGTCGCTACGTTCCCGTAATAATTTGCAGTATCAATATTGTAAAATCTATACGTCTTAGCATCAATAACTACTGCTATTCGATACCGGTTAATGTCTACAGGTATATCGCCTATCTTATTTGCGAAGTCTCTTTTGCTCACATAAAAGATTGCATTTATATTTTCTTTGACACCTGCCTTATCTTTTTGTTTAGAGCTAGGATTTAATTGAACAGGAAAAGCATTTAGTTGAACAAATTTATTTCCATACCCTGCAATGTCTTTCATTCTATCTCTATAAATATCTACTTCACTTCCATCAAAGAAAAGAATATTCTTTTGAATGTCTAATCGGTTAATCGTCTGAGTAGTTTTTGAAATAGCTCTTTCACTAACGTTCATCGGACACCTGTTTTATATTTGGTAAGCATTGACCATGCCATAGAGCGGTAACTCTTGACTAATCCTGCAAAGCGTCCTTCTGTATCTGTATAAGATTCAGAATAAGCATCAATGGAAAATGTAGATAATCCACCGTCTTCGCTACCGTCTTGCATTAACATGAAAGCGGCTAATAGTAAACTAAGTGCTTCTTTAACATCGGTAGGACATTCTATTTCATCGTAGCCATACGTCCCTCTAACCTGTAAAGGCAGTCTAGGAAAATATTTTACCGAGTAGAAATCAGGAACAAATTTAGGGACTATTCGAAGTATGCCTTTATTCTGATATTCACTAACGTCTAAGTCTACAACGTTAATATTAAGTTGCTGAAAATAATTATTATAAACGAGTTTTGAAATTACAATTGAATCTATTGTTTGAACTTTCTTTCTTCCAAGCAGTAAACGGTCATTACCCGAACCGTCAAGATATTCGGTAAAAGGTTGTCTGCCATGAAACGATTGACCTGTGAAAGTTTCAACTTGCGATAATACAGAATCAAACAAAGCGGAAAACATTGAGTAGCTCGCATTGTAAAAGTTTAAAATGCCTTGTGTAAGTTGTGGTTTTAGAATTCCATCGACCGTTATTAAATCAGTATCTACGGTTTCGACAAAATTAAAACCAGTGTTTACATTTGATTTGATATAGAAGAGTTGTTCTTCATATGCGATTGACAAATCACTGTCAACAGGAAAGTCAATTTGGTAATTTGGATTCAGAAAAGAAACTGCGTTTACAGGATAATCACCGTCTATCTTTTCAAGGATAGTCATCTTATTCCTATAGACTTTATTCAGTGACTTGATTACAATTTCTTTTCGTAAATCCATTTCATTTTAATACTCTTTTGCTACGAGCGCAAAACCTTCATTAGCCAATGCGAATGCAATGTCTTCTTTGTCGATTTTGATTCTATTGGCTTTGTATTCAAGTTGAACATCGCCGCCGTTTACTCTTATTCCAATATGTCCATCTTGCAAATTTTCATCGCTTGTAAATGGAATACGGAAAATCCAAGCTTTGATTGGTTTAACCTCTGCATGGATTGTCTTTGTAGGGTTATACTCATTAACCACTACAAAGCCTTCTTTTTCAATTAAATACTGAATCATTTCAAAATTGTTTTCTTTATTGATAGAAACTTTTCCCTCAATTAAATCAAGGCTTTTAGTCTCACCACCAAAAACAAATCCTAGCTTGCAAGAATGTTGAATGAAGTTATGTTTTAAGATAACATCATTTTTTTTGTTCTCGTTTTTTTGAACTATAATTTTTTGTTCTTTTGTTTCTTCAAGCGGAGTTTCCTCCGCTTTTGTTTCTTTTGTTTCTTTTGCCATTTGGCTATTCCTTAGTATGCGCTCACGCCTCTAACTAATACAGATGAACTTGTGTATCTCATGATAGGAGTCCCGTAAGAAATCAATTGGAATTGGTCACTATCGGAAGTCTTAGCTAATGGGATAACACTCATAAACCCAGCATCTTGGTCAGGTGTAGAATTTTGAACATACACGTAACCACCGGCACCTTGAACAGCATCCAAGTCAACGAGTGCAAAACATTCACCGTTAGCCCCACCACTTGAAAGCGTAAGAGGTAAATCGTTTTTCATAGTTCCGTAAACACCTTGAGTCAATAACTGAGCAGCAGTAGCAGTTGTATCGTAGTTTACATCAAGAGTGATTGTGTAACCACTTGCATTTGAAGTAACCCCGCCTTGAGTTGCACTTGCTACGATGTTACCTGCTGAATCCAAAGTCTTACCACGATACACACCAACTAAACGGTAATTAGCCGCTACGTCAGTTGCACTTGTGGACATATAAACTTTGTAGTAATATGCATTCGCATCTGGGCTTGCAATTGTTACTCTAAGAGTATTAGTTGCAGTAACCGCCGTTACAGTAGCTGCACCGCACATTGTTTCGCCGATGCTATTGTTACTAACGTTAGGGTCAGTAGTTGCAACAACTTTAGAAACTTTGATATAGTAGTTTTGTGAAGAAAGTCCACTAGAACCAGCAACACTAGAAGTAGTAATAGCGCCCATAGTTCCCGCTGTTTCGCCACCAAATCCTTGACACTCTACAATCGGAACACCTTTGTAATTCGAAATGTATGTTCCTGCATCAAGACGATAAGGATTATCTTGTGTAGGTGCTACAGTAGGAACTGGAAGGTTATATCTGATTAGCCCCAAAGAGCCTACAGTCTGTAAATCATTGAGTTTAATTGCTAAAGCAGGACTCATTAAAAGAACACGGTTTTTAGGAGTGTTCAATCCACCTTGTGCAATGTTACTTAATCGGATAGCTTCATCTACCATAGCAGTAGTTAAGGCAGTTGGTAAACCAGATGTAAACTTTTGAAGTCTACGTTCTTGTAGGCTAACATCGAATGACCTCTCCCATGCACCGATTGACAAATCGCTTGCATCATATAACGCATATGAATTGTCATAGATAGAACGGATAAGGAAATCTAATCCCCACGCTCTAGACTCTTGCAAGATTGCAAATGAAATCGCATCAAGGTAACCAGCAGTCACATCTTTGTAGAAATCATAGATTTGCATTTTAGTTTTAGAAACTTTGAGGTTTACACTTTTTTGAATTACAGTAGGTGTATTAGGAGAAGGGTTTGATTTTTCCCCACCGTAGTTTCCAGATTGTCTCAATGCAGAGACTAATGGATAACGGTAAACGTTAGAAGCGTTCTCACCTGTCTTTCTCATCGGTTCCATTTGGAATAGATTCATGATAGGGTTAATATAACGAATTCCATTTACGATTGCATTGGAAAGGTGATAAGGTATTGCACCCGCACCTGAACCGGAGTCACTCGCTAGACCAGCTTTATTAACAGACATTAAAGCAGACTTTAAGTTTGTTTTAATTCTATCGCCAAAATTTGTAATAGTAGACATTATCTACCTCCTTTAAAAGGGCTTAATGATTTCTTGATAAAATCAAAATCGTTTTGAGCTTTGCCAGTAATAGCAGATTCATTACTTTTATTGATTCTAGAAGCGAATGCCGGATTCTTAGCAAGTTCATCTAATAGTCTTTCGTCTAACGATTTATTTACTCTAACATCTACAGCTTTCATAATTTGTTGACCGCTTACTTCTTCGATAGCTTCAACCAATGATTTATTGATTGTAACTGCTTCAGTAAGTTGCTTTCTCATAGCTGCCATTTCTGACTTCATAGAAGCAAGTTCAGATTTAATAGCAGGGGAAAGTTTTTTAGCTAGAATTTTTTGCTTTAGCTCAGAGCGCATAACAGCACTTAGTTGAATTCCACCTAGTTTCTTTTCCATTACATCAAGAATAGCATCAGGGTCATCCATATCGGTTGTATCGCCTAACGTTTCTGCATCTGATTCAGAATCTTTAGCAACGTCTTCTGACTCTTCTTCTTTAGAAACTTCATCACCTTCTTTCTTCTCAACTTCGCCTTCTTCTTTACTCATTGCAACGTCACCTGTGCCAGTAAGCATAGAAGAAACTTCGTTTAGGTCATCAATCAAATCAGCAAGTCTTCCTACTAATTCAGGATTGACTTCTTGTTTTTTGATTTTAGATTTCTTGATAGAATCTTTAATCATATTAATTTCTTTTTTGATAGATTTGATTTTTCTTTTGGATTTTTCAAGTCTAGCTTTTTCTACTTCTTCGCCTTCAGCTTTAGAAACTTCGTCCTCTTCTTTTTCGGTTTCAGTCTCTTCTTTCTTTTTTGATTTAGTAGCTCCACCGGAAAGCAGTTCAAGAAGTTGCGCTTTTTCTTCGTCACTCATTTCTGATAGAGGTTTCATTAAAAGTTCATCTTTGACTACATCGGTTTCTGCTTTAGAAACTTCGTCCTCACCCTTTGATTTCATTTCATCGGATTGAGTTTCGTCTTTGGTTTTTAGTGCCATATCGTCCTCACTTAATTTGTATTGTATAATACCGAGTAGCTTCTTATATTCAGTAGCGTATTCGTTGACAAGATTATCAGCATTAGCCTTTGACATAGCAGGGTCTAACGTTTCATCAGTTAGAATCTCATGCATTTTCATATTGAACTTGTCTTCAAGTCTTGCTAACTGGTTTCTAAAATCTTCTTCCATGTTTTCTTCCTTGATTAGTTTACCAAGAAGAGTATCTTTCTTTTGAATCTTGCCTGAATCGTATAATTGCTTAAATACTTTTTCTACAGGAGTGATATTCTCTTGTGGATAAGCGCCTTTTTCAACCAATGAAACACAGGATAATTCTATCCAGTCTAGGTTTCGTCCGCCACTTCCATCGGTTGCTTGTATAATATCTTTGTTCTCATCAATCAATCCTTGAATGGATAATTGACGTAACGCGCTTGGCTTACCGTCATAAACCCCTTGACCTGTGATTGAATTCCATGCGTCTTTAGCTCTTGCAACTAACGCACTAGGAATATCATGTTTCAAGTCTTCATCATCCCAAAATCTAAATACAGTTTTCCATTCTCCATTTTCGTCAATGTAAGATTGGTCTCCTTCGAGCTTGCCGATGTGGTTTGCTAGAATGTTTTCATCATGTGGATGTAATAGATAAATAGTTTTAGTTTGTGCTTGCTCTTGGAATCCTTTAATACAACGTTCAGTCATTTTTTCATTATGAGCGTCACGGTATAGAGAACCGCTTGAAGTAGCGTAAAGGTATTTTCTTTCTTTGCCGTTAGAATCTTTTTTTAGAACAGTAGAATATTTATTGTTTTGTTTGCCTATCGGCTTATGTGTATTGTGAAAAGCTGTCTGTATTTCAAAGTTTACTTTAATCATATGTATCGCCTAACGCATAAAAAAGACATGCAATTTATATTAAATCTAGTATCTATGTCAATCATTTTTTTATAGAAATTAGTAATCCTTATAATTAATAGCAGCGTTAGCCGAAATAGTAGCCGTGATAGGCTTAGAGTTTCTTCTCCACCTATTGAATCGCTGTTTATAGAGTTCATTAGAATATAGCTCATTTTAATCTCTTAAAGAAATAGTATACATCACAATTACAGGAAATTACTTCACTAGCAGGTAACATTGAATCATGTGGATTGTTTATACTTAGTGTGGATTTTCCGTCAAGTCTTTTTAATAAGAAAGGCTCATTGATTGAAATTGCTTTTCCTCTTGCCATGTCGATGTGATTTTTTCGAGGCTTATTAGATAGCGTTCCATTGTGTCTCCATTTCTTATATATCGCATAACCTTCCTTAGCCGATACTTTGCTTGACTCTTGCATGTAGACATGTCGCATATTATTAATTGCGCCTTTCGTCTCCGTGACTGCTATTGCATGTAAGTTTTTAGGCACTCCATATGGTGGTGAGTTCTTAGTATAGTTTACAAAATATTGATTGAGTTCTTTCTTGACCTTCAAGTGGATGTTCTTTGAGACAGTGCCTCCTAACGTTTCGATTTGGTTATTTTTCAAGACTCGTTTAATCAAGTCATTCATTTCCAATCGTCTAGTCTTGCTCATTAGTTGCCCGTTATCTGCTGCCTTGCGTATAACGTTTGAACGTCGCATAACGTCCATAGGTAAAGGCATTTTGACGATTTTCTCTTTAGCTCTAGCGGGTAACGCATTTTTTAAAGCTTTCTCTATTTTCTTTTTGTCTAGATGACCGACTGCACTTACAATACGTTCTTGATTCTCTGTAATAATCTTACCCATAAGAGTAGAATATTTTTTCCCTTTGAACGAATACTTATCTTGCAACTTAGCCTTATCCATTATGCGAGAATTTGGATAAGTAGTTTTCTTTTGAATAGCCTCATGGACTTCGCTTGTATCGTAATCGTATAAAGCTTCTAATTCAAATTGCAGTCTTGATACAGTCCACTTTTCGCGTAAAGCCCTATCAGTGATTTTATCGGATTCAGATTCTATAATTGTTTCGAGTGTTTTTAATTCGCTTACCATGTTTCTAGTAAGTCGCATAAAAGCAGAGTTTGAAATATTAGCAGTTAGCACGCATGAGATATTATTAAAAATGCGTTAGTTGTCAAGCCTTAAACGTTATGCGATATATGTTAGAAGTTGTCGATAGATTACGCGCTACCGACTCAACGCGAATAGAAAGTCCTCTTGCAATACTGCAAAGACTACCACAAATTTAATTTGATTTATAGATTAGATTTGTCAAGTTCAATTAGTCTAGTTGACATTCTCACTAACGTCTCAGTTTTGAGTCCACCAATTCGACCGTGCAGTAAATCGTTAATCGTTTTGACGTTGACGCCTGTTAAAGTAGCTAGCTTGGATTGACCTATCCCTTGACCATTATCGTTAAGCTTGGTTAGCTCTGACTTGATATAGCTAAATGTCAAGTCAGATAATGATTGTAGTTGTTGGATGTCGGCTAGTTGCATTATGCCCTATTATAATGAGTTAAAAATTCAAGTTCAGTTGCTTGGCGATTTGCATTAACCAAATTGCTAATATCAGAATCAAATTGAGCAATCCAAGAATTAAGTTTATATTTTCTGCCATCTTTGATATGATCGTCAGATTCAGCCCACTGAACCCATATCACTTCATGTGTTTCTATATTTAATTTTGCAACATAATAGTATCCAATAGATGGCGAAAAAATAGGTTTTTCAAAACTCCATCCTTTTATGTATCTAACTTTTTCATTGTCCTTAACTTGAGCCTTTATGTCATTTAAGGTTTTTACTTCGGACAAAAGCTTATCTATTTGCTTATCTATTTCTTTTTGAGTGTTCATTTTCTCTCTCCTTTTGCCTTGCTGGACTTGAGACCAGTCTAGTGCATTAAGCGCCCTTCCGAGCGCCCTCTCTGCGTTATGGGTTTACTAGGTTGAATAGGATGTTGGATGCTTCTTTTTCGGTTGCTCCGATGCTTAGTAAGTAGCTATTAAGTTTGTTGTATGCTTTCGTGCAAGCTGCTTTTTTGCCTCTTTTTTCGTTGTGGTCAAGGTAGAGACATTCTTGAGTAAGTGCATTGTATTTGTCGAAAAGTCTTTTGATTTCTGCGGTTTCGGTTATTGTTGCTGTTTTCATGGCTTTTGTTTTCCTTTCCTTCGTTCTATACTATTAAATATAACATACATACTGAGTTTAGTCAATGCTAGTTTTCATTAGTAAAACAGGAAAAAGTTAAAGTGTTCTTATAACAGCTAGAAAGTTATGTTTTAAGGCATTATGCCAATTTGTTAAAATATAATTAATAGCTAAAAATAATCGTTTTTTTGATAAAAAAATTAGCTCAAAAAAGGCATGGTCAAAATGGGTATTTTTATCTAGATTTTAAACTATTAACAGCGTTCATAATTTGATTATTGTCTGGCATTGTTTGAGGCTGAGCGTCAATAGCCAACCTATTAGAACCTTCATTAGAGTCAGGGTCAAGCCCTAGAATAGTTGTTCGAATCTCATTCAGTGTCATCGGCAAGGTCATTGCTTTTTGTGCCTTGTCATATTTTTCCATGTCCGACTCATGCACTTGTAATTCAAATTGCCAGTATGGAAATTGATTAGGTAAGTATTTCGTTTTACACCCAAACTTGTTTTT